TCGTGCCCTACAGACTTTCTCGCTCCCTATTCTTTGGCGGTGATTGAGGCTACTGGCGCATACGAGTATCTGTTAAATAAGGACGTGAACTTCATTCGTCAGGCATATCCCATACCTACCGACACTGGCATCCCACGCTACTATGCGTTGTTCGGTCCTACGACCACTTCGGGAGTAGACCCTCAAATCACGAATGAACTGTCGTTTATTCTTGGTCCTACCCCTGATACAGCTTACAGTGTTGAGTTGCACTACTACTACTACCCGCAGTCTATTGTTGATTCGGCTACTGGACAAACATGGCTGGGCGACAACTTTGACTCGGTGCTGCTGTACGGCACTTTGGTTGAGGCTTACACCTACATGAAGGGTGAAGCTGACATGATGGCGCTTTACGACGGCAAGTACAAAGAAGCTCTTGCTATGGCGAAACGTCTGGGCGATGGTATGGAGCGTCAGGATGCGTATCGTTCTGGTCAATTCAGACAACCGGTGAACTGATATGGCATTTACTGGCAACTACACCTGCAACGCGTTCCTGTCCGGTTTGCTGGACGGGACGTACAACTTTGCGTCTGACACGTTCAAGATTGCGCTGTACACCAATGCTGCGGCGCTGACTAACACGACTGATGTCTACACGACTGATGGTGAAGTTGTAGCCTCTGGCTATACGGCTGGCGGAGAGATACTGACCGTGTCTCAATTACCTATCGTGAACGGAACTAATCCTCCAACAGCGTACATTTCGTTCAGTAATGCCTCGTGGACTGCGGCATTCACGGCTCGCGGAGCGCTGATCTACAAGGACGATGGGGCGACTTACCCGACTGTTTGTGTGCTGGACTTTGGTAACGACAAGACATCAACGACAACTTTCACGGTGCAGTTCCCCGCTGCTACCAACACTTCAGCAATCATCAGAATCGCATAAGGAGCGACTATGTTCAACGAAAAAGTAAAAGCTGGCGGCGTGTTTACCGTTCAGTGCCATGACAAAGATGGCAACCTCAAGTGGTCCGCAGAGAAGCACAACCTCGTTGTGAACGTCGGCTTGCAAGATATGAACACCAAGTATTTCTCTGGTAGTTCATATACGGCTGCTTGGTACATTGGTCTGTACGGCGCTGGCGCGTCGAATACGCCTGCCGCATCTGACACTATGTCGTCCCACGCTGGTTGGACCGAAGTCGTGGCATACAGCCAAGCAACTCGTCCAGCTTGCACGTTTGGTACGGCTACTACGGCTGATCCTTCGGTCATCACCAACTCTGCCTCGCCTGCTACGTTCAGCATCAACGGCACAACTACTGTTGGTGGTGCGTTTTTGACAAGCAATAGTACCAAGTCTGGCACCACCGGCATTTTGTTCTCGGCTTCTGACTTCCAGTCGCCCGGTGACCGCTCGGTTGTGTCTGGCGATACATTGACCGTTACCTACACCTTCAGCCTCGACGCTGCTTAAGGAGCACTCATGGCTACTGCATTTAAAAAGGGTGATGTTGTAAAGCTCGTTGCTGTGGTGCCTCAAGGCCCAGTTATGGCGCTTCGCATGGATGAGAACGGTACTGTTCAATACCTTGTGGAATGGCAAGACAGCAACGGCGCAACGCAACAACGCTGGTTCGACGAAGACCAACTGACAGGGTCTTAATATGGCCTTCGTACTTGCGGATCGAGTCCGCGAGACCACAACAACTACCGGAACCGGTACGGTGACGCTGGGCGGAGCCGTGACTGGCTTTCAAACCTTTGCGGCTATTGGTAACGCCAACACAACCTACTACACCATCGCTGGTCAAGGTACTAGCGAGTGGGAGGTAGGTATTGGTACGTACACCTCATCTGGCACTACTCTGGCCCGTAACACCGTTTTGGCCTCCAGCAACTCCGGCTCGTTGGTTAACTTCTCCTCCGGTACAAAGGATGTCTTCTGTGACTACCCTGCTGGTCGAGCCGTTATCGGTGGTATGGGCTACATCGAGAATGAAGCGGTCATCACTCAGTCTTCCACGATTAATGATGGGCACAACGCTATTAGCGGTGGACCTGTTACGTTGAACTCTGGGATTACGGTCACAGTCCCATCTGGCTCCACTTGGACGGTTGTCTAATGTTTGGCTTTTACGCGTTCTCCACTGCCGCTATCTCTGCGTTGGCGGGGAACGTGTTCACGGCTGTCATTCTTGAGTCCGCAACCGGCGCTGATTCTGTCTCAGCTAAATCTACGCTACAAGCTTCTGTTTCCGAGTCCGCCGTTGGGTCTGACACCACAGCATCTCGTATCACGTTTGGCTCTTCTATCTCAGAAACCGCTACTGGTTCTGACACAGCGGCGGCGGTTGCGGCCTACCTTGCTTCTTTCTCTGATAGCGCTACTGGTACTGACTCAGTCTCAGCAGCGGCTACGTTTGGTGTTTCTTTCTCAGACAGCGCCACTGGCACAGACACCGTATCGTCCGTTCCCATCTACTCAACCAACATCGCTGAAAACACTACTGGTTCTGATTCTGTGGTTGCCGGTGCGGTTTTGACTTCGTTGATTACTGAAACAGCCCAAGGCGCGGACTTTGCGTTCACTCAACATGCTGTGTTTAGTGTGGTGGACGAGGGCGCTAGTAGTACTGACAGTGTTTCCGCAAAAGCCACATTTCCCGCACGAGTTGTGGAAACTGTGAGGGGGACCGATACCATCAGCAGTGTACCGACCTACTCCACACAAATCAGCGAGAGTGCTGCGGGGGCCGATACCGTATCTTCCGTACCGGTGTACGCGACTCAGATCACAGAATCTGCTGCTGGGATCGACACTACGGCGTCCAGCTTTACCTTTTTTGGTGCGGTACTGGAGAACGCGCAGGCGAATGATACGGCGGCAACAGCCCTGTTTTTAGGTGCTTCGGTCTCTGAATCATCTACAGGCGCAGATACGATTGATACCAACGCCGAGTTCTCGGTATCTGTAGAAGAAAACGCCACAGCTTCTGATGTGTTTGCTGTGTTTGCTGCTTTCGCAGCTTTGATTGCAGAGAACGTAAACGCCGCCGACCAGATCATGGCTCGACTGAAGTGGGAATTGATTGTGGATGCCCAAGCTGCTGGCTGGGCAACAATTGGCGATGCTCAGAGTGTCGCATGGCAAGGTATAAACAGTTCGTCGGGTTCTGGCTGGACAACCATCGGTGACATTCAGAGCGCTGCATGGCAAAATATAGACAGTTCGGCGGGTTCTGGCTGGCAAACAACTGATACACAGGAGTAATAAATGTCGTCATACACGTCGCTACTTGGGTTGATTCAACCCACTACAGGGACTCTCGTTAACACGTGGGGTACTGCTGTAAACGACCAACTGACACAGTTGATCGAAGATGCTATTGCTGGTTACGCTACACAGTCTGTTTCTGGCACAGACTGGACGCTGACTACGACTGGCGGCGGTCAGGCGAACCAAGCACGTGAAGCTATCCTAATTGCAACAGGCACACCCGGCGCTACACGCTACATATACGCCCCAAAACAAAGTAAAGCGTATATTGTTGTCAACAACTGCACGGATGAGAGTTCGATTATCTTGTCTGGTGGTCCGACAAGCCCAACAACAGGTGTTGAGATTGAGGCTGATGGCTCCGCTCTTTGTGCGTGGGACGCAACGGTGGGGGACTTCATTAAGATCGCTGGCGGTGGCGGCGGGGCTTCGGGTGGTGGAGGAAATCAAATTTTCTTCCTGAACGACCTGACTGTAACTGCAAGTTATACAATCCCTACTGGCAAAAACTCCGGTACGTTTGGGCCTGTCACAATTGATAGCGGCGTGACCGTAACTGTTCCAAGCGGCTCCGTTTGGTCAATCGTCTAAGGAGAACCTATGAGTTCCGTAAAAGTCTCAGGCAACGTAAGTGGCACGGGCGTATTTGAAATTGCCGCGCCCAACTCGAACACAAACCGCACACTGACACTGCCTGACGCAACAGGTACGGTTGTAACGGCAAACGGAAGCAACCAACTTGTCGCGCCAGCAAGCGGGATTCTTTTTGCTGACGCAACCACACAGACCACTGCCGCTGTTGCCGCGCCAGCGGATGTTCAAACATTTAACAGCACTGCAACTTGGACAAAGCCTACTGCTGGGCAGACAATGGCGCGGATTCAAATCTGGGGTGCAGGTGGTGGGGGTGGCAGAAGCGGGGGCGCGGGTACTACTGCCGGTGGTGGCGGTGCTTATAACGAAGTAACTGTCCCTCTTTCGTATTTAGCGTCTTCTATTACCGTTACTGTTGGCGCAGGGGGAACCGGCGCAACTGCTAACGGTAACGGTAGTGTTGGCGGTACTTCATCTATTACTCTATCTACTGCATGGAATGGCGTCACGACTTGGGCGGCTTATGGCGGCGGCGGTGGCGGTAGTGGCAGCCTTTTTGGTGGTGGTGGTGGTGGAACACTTAGTGCAGGTGGCTCTAACACAGGCGTTGGCGGTAACCCCAAAATTCTGCTTGGCTCCCTTTATATTAGCGTTTGCGTCGGAAGTCTTCCATTTTACGCCGGTTATTTCGGCCTTGCCGGTAATGGAACTGCCCCTGCTATTTCACCTGCTGGTGTATACCACGGCGGTGCCGGTTCCGGTAATAGTGGCGGTGATTCGTATTGGGGCGGCGGAGGAGGCACGAAAACAGGAGGCGTAGCAGGTGTGTCAATGTTTGGCGGCTCTGGGGGTGTGAACGCAGTGGGAACTGCACCTGCTGGCGGCGGCGGCTGTGGGGCCGCAAACGTAAACGGAAGCAACGGCGCTGCTGGACGTGTAATTATTACAAGTTATTAAGGAAACGAAATGGCTTTGAACGACTTTGCTTACTACAGCACGCAAACCGGTCTGATCGAAAATGTTCTTCTGGTTGAAACCGATGTAGCGCCTACGTTAGTTTGGCCTGATGGCTACGCTATTGTTGACATCCCTGACGGCGGTATTGCTGGTGAATGGTCAATGTGCGGAATTGGTTGGTCTTACATCGACGGTCAATTTGTCGAGCCACCACCCCCACCCCCACCTCCACCAGAGTCGGTGCAGCCCGTGGTTGACGGAGCGCAAACGCTGTGAACGCCGTATCTCCTCGCTTCATGGTTACGCAAGACGGCACAACGCTGAATGTGTACCACGCCAACAAAGGCGAGGGGTTGCCACGGCATCAACACGTTTTCTCTCATCTGACCATGTGCCATTCCGGTAGCTGCG